GAGAGTATGACAAGACAGAGTCAATTAGAAAGAAAATCAGCAGAGGCTCAATCAGAGAGTGATACATTAACAAAGATACCGTTACTAGTGTATATAGGATAAATTAAAATTATATAATATGTGCGCACTATTTGGATCATCAAGAGATATAACAACATTTAAGTTTATCACAAGAGAGGTAGTAGAAAATATCATCTCTCAAGCTATTGGGTATTATAAAATAATATTAAAAGATACTCCAGTCAATACATATGGAGAAGCTCTTAGTAAAACTTATATAGGACCAGTACTTATAAATTGCTTAATACAGAGGGGGGACTTTGAATTTACACAAACAGAGTTTGGACCAGATAATACAAGGTCAGTGGAATTTAGATTCTTTAAAGATCATCTGATACAGGCAAATGTATTTCCAGAGGTAGGAGATGTAATATTATACAATGAAAATTTCTTTGCTGTAGATTCTGTAAATGAAAATCAATTAATATTAGGAAAGGATAACCAATATGCATATCAAGAAGGTTTAGAGAACTTTGGATCATCTTATTCAATTATACTGAAGACTCATTACACTTCTCCAGATTCATTAGGCATAAAGCAAGAAAGATTATAGTATGTCAGGAGGAATTCAACAAACAAGGCCGCAATCAAGAAGAGAATTTATGCAGTCTCTTGAGACCCCCTATGTTCAGCCAATCCCAGATCCAGTATTTACAGATCCACAGAAGCTTGGACAACCAGAGATCAATAGAGCTTTAGAATATTCTTTTAAGGGGGACAAAGATAAGATTTTTTCTGTAGGTATAAAGGATATAGATGATGCAGTAATGTATTACTTTACACAAGTTCTAAAGCCTTCAGTAATACAAAATAATACAAAGACAAATGTTCCTGTACTATATGGTACACCTGAGAATTGGAAGAGCGTACAAGCTGATGGATATTATAGAGATCAGAAGGGGAAGCTATTAGCGCCGCTGATTATGTTTAAACGTAACACAGTAACACAAAATAGAACTTTGGGGAATAAGATAGACGGTAATCAGGCTCATAATCTACAATTCTTTCAAAAGAAATATACTGATAGGAATATATACAGTAATTTTGCTGCTTTGACAAATAGACAACCTGAGACGGAATATTTAGTGTCAATAACCCCAGACTACGTTACTGTGGAATATACATGCATGGTGTGGACTTACTTTGTAGAACAGATGGATAATTTGATAGAATCTTTTAATTTTGCATCTAGAAGCTACTGGGGTGACCCTACTCGCTTTCTTTTCTACAGCAATATAGATTCATTCACTGATACAATATCATATGATCTTGGAGACGATAGGCTAGTAAGAAATAGTTTTAATCTAACTCTGAATGGGTATCTTGTTCCTGATACAGAAATGAGTAAGATAGCTGGAGCAAGTAAAGCATATGGACTTGCAAAATTAATATTTGGACTTGAAACCACGAGTGGAACAGAAACATCAAGTACGGCGGCTAAGAAAGCCGGAAGTCCGGCTAAATCTGCATTGATACACGATTCCGTGAATAATGTCTATAATATATCCGCAGGATCAGTGAGCCCAGTACTATTAACATATTTAAATACAAACAAACAATTGCAGGGGACTTATGTAAATAATACTAAAATTACATTTAGTGGCATATGGTTAACAGCTCCATCTGGACTTCCTGCAACAGGCGCAGATAATTTTAATTTCTTTGTTAATGGCGCTTTTATAGAAAAATCGGCAATAATAAGTTTCATCACAGACGGAGTAAGTATATCAACATTGACAATAGACCCAGCAATTTTAGGATATGGTTTTGATTCAACAGACATAATATTAGGAATAGGTAAATTTGCATAAAGAATGGCTCAAATAAATAGCAAACAGCTTTTAAAACCAATATCTGGATCTTTCATAGGAACTTTTACAGGATCTTTGCAAGGTACTGCTTCTTGGTCAAATAATGCCATATCTGCTTCATATTCATCACAGACGCTATCTTCATCATATTCTCTGACATCTTTGAGTTCAAGTTATAGTATGACATCATCATACTCTATAATGTCTCTAACAGCGTCCTATTCATCAACAGCGTCATATGCTATAAGTTCATCTCAAGCGCAGACTGCATCATATTCAAGCAATGCAATATCAAGTTCATATGCGAGCACTGCTTCATATGCGCTAACTGCAAGCTATTATGGAGGGTCTGTGACAAGCGCATCATTTGCATCTAGTTCTATAAGCTCTTCATATGCTCAAACAGCTAGCTATGCTCCTAATTATACCCCCACTACAACGTTCAATACCTTTACAGGGTCTTACAATACTGGATCATTTACAGGTTCCTTTACGGGGAGCTTATTAGGGACGGCTTCATATTCATTGCAAGGTTTAAGTAGTTCATATGCCATAACAGCGTCCTATGTACAGACAGCTCAAACTGCTTCATATGTTTTAAATGCAATATCTTCATCTTATTCTTCAACTTCAATTAGTGCTTCATATGCTATAACGGCTTCATATGCTCTTAATGGCGGTACTGGCGGTTCTACAAATACAGGATCTCTACTAACAACGGCTTCTGTAAATTTAAATACAATAACATTCACAAAAGGCGATGGTAGTACATTCCCGATTACAGTAAATACAGGTTCCAGTGGTGGCGGAGGGTCTACATTTCCTTATACTGGATCTGCAATTATAACAGGATCACTAATAATTACAGGATCTACTACATCAACAGGAGGATTCACAGGATCACTGTTCGGAACAGCTTCATATGCATCTCAGGCTTTAAGTAGTTCATATGCGAGTACTGCTTCTTATATTACTTTAGCACAAACAGCTAGTTACTATGGAGGTTCAGTAGTGAGCTCTTCTTACGCATTAACTTCAAGCTATTCAAGTACTGCTAGTTATGCTCCAGAGTATACCTCAACTACAGCTTTTAATAGCTTCACTGGGTCCTATAATACTGGTTCATTCACAGGATCATTTATAGGAGTACATACTGGGAGTTTATTAGGCACGGCTTCATATGCAACACAGGCATTAAGCTCTTCATATTCAAATAATAGTACAAGTGCTTCATACGCATCTCAAGCCTTAAGTAGTTCGTATACAACAACTGCTTCATATGTTACTTTAGCACAAACAGCTAGCTACGTACTCAATGCAGTATCAAGTTCTTATGCTACTACTGCGAGTTATTATGGAGGATCTGTAATATCAGCCTCATATGCCTCCAATAGTACTTCTGCTTCATATGCCCTAACTGCTTCATATTACGAAGGTACAGTTATATCGGCATCTTACGCATCATCTAGTACTAGTGCATCATATTCTTTAAATAGTACTTCTGCTTCTTATGCTTTAAGTAGTTCATACGCAGTAACAGCGTCCTACGTAACTGGATCTATATTCACAAACTCAAATTCAGCGGCAAGTGCTTCTTATGCGTTATATGCCGCTACAGCGGGGAATGGAGGCGTAACACAGATATTAGCAGGATCTGGAGTATCAATATCACCGGCAGGAGGTCAAGGTAATGTTACAGTGACAGCTTTAGGAGGATCTACGTACAATACAATGACTGGTTCATATGGTAGTTTTTATGATACTGGTTCATATCCTGTAGTAAATACAACAATTGCATATTCAGCCTCACTAGGACAAACTGATATTACAAATGGAGTATTTACAAGCGGTTCAAATAAAACCAGAATATATTTTACAAATGCCGGGATATACAATGTGCAATTCTCAATGCAGTTTGAAAATTCAGATAATGCAGACCAGGATGTACAAATTTGGTTAAGACAGGGAAATGATGGCGGTGGATCTACAGATGTACCTTTTACCACAGGCATGGTAAATTTACCCAGCAAACACGGAAGTGTACCTGGACATACTATAGCGTCTTGGAATTATTTAATATCTGCCGCATCTAATGACTACATACAGCTAATGTATCAGGGGAGCAGTACTGCAATTACTCTTATAACATATCCCGCAGATGTAGCTCCAATAACCCCAGTAACTCCATCAACTATATTAACAGCACAAAGAGTAGATACGTTTTTAAGTAATACGGGGTCATTTTCTGGTTCATTTACAGGAACTTTATTAGGTACTGCTTCTTATGCAACTCAAGCTTTAAGTAGTTCATATGCATCTACAGCATCTTATGTTACAACAGCACAAACTGCAAGCTATGTACTTAGTTCCTCTTACTCTCTAAGTTCATCACAAGCACAAAATGCCCAAACTGCTTCTTATGTTCTAAATGCTATAAGTAGCTCCTATGCGTCTACGGCATCTTATGTTACCTTAGCGCAATCTGCAAGCTACGTTTTACAGGCAATTAGTGCATCTTATGTAACAGGTTCTATACACAATAGTACAAACCCTGCTCTAAGTGCGTCATATGCCCTAACAGCTTCCTATGCTTTAAATGGAGGTACTGGAGGATCCGTATTCCCATATACTGGTTCAGCTACAATAACTGGATCTTTAATAGTGACAGGTTCGGTAAGTTCAACAGGTGGATTTACAGGGTCATTATTAGGTACATCATCATATGCAACCCAAGCACTATCAGCATCATGGGCCCCACTAGGTACTGCAGGTATTGGCTTTATAGAAGCATTTAGTATTAATGATATAGGATCAAATATACCAGCGCAAACTTATACTATAGAGTACTATGCAGAGTACGGATACACAATAAATGGATTAAAAGCAGCATCAACATCAGGAACATGTACAGCAAATATTCAAATTGGAGGTGTAAATGTAACGGGCTCTGGATTTCCATTATCAGTTACTAGTACACTATCATCTGGTTCTGCTACCTCAAATAATACAGTAGTAACCGGTAATAAGGTAACTTTAGTATTGACAAGTAATAGTAGCTTAGTCAATTTACAAGCAACTATAAAAACAACAAGAACGTAATATGAAGAGGAGATTATTTAATTACAATTCAACTCCTAAATTTTCAGTAATTAAAACTGCAACAGCAAAAGGATCATCCTCCTCAGTAGCTACTATAACAGGTATACCTACAGATGGGACTGTAAGTCTTATAGTAGTATCAACAGCATATGCTTCAGGCGGTACTTTAAGCGATACAAGCGGTAATGTATATTCAGCAGCTACTGCGCATACTAATATAGGCGTTATTTCAAAGACATTTTATATGCCTAATCCAGTAGTTACTTCTTCTATGACGTTTACTTTTAGTGCTGGATTCGGAGCTATCGCCGTGATGATATTAACAGGAAACCCATCTAGTCCTAACCCGAGTTTAGACCAGCAAAATGGTAATAATGGGAGTGGTACGAGTTTATCATCAAATAGCATAACGCCAACTACTAATAATCAATTCATAGTAGCAGAAGCAGCGACAGGACCTCCATCAACAGGAACCCCACCGGCAGTAACAGGATATACACTTATAAATGTTCCATTTGCTTCTGGAGTGAATCAGGGATTAGTAACATATTATCAAATACAAACAGCTGCAACTGCAACAAGTGTAACATTTTCAGGTCCAAATATAACGTACTATAGCGCAGGAATAGCATCTTTCATCAACTAAAAATATAAAAATGAAAATAGAAAATATCGATCTTTTAGGAAATTACGTAAATATACAACCAATTAAAGCAAAATTCACAGATACAGTAACAGCGAATGTAATGACTGTACAGATAAACGGAGATAATCTTACTGATGGAGCTGTGTTTGGGTATTACTTATACAATCTTACTACAGGAAGTTCAGAGACTCCTTCTTACGACGTGCAATTAATATTCACAGATACAGAACCTATAACAGGAGCAGATTATGCTAGTTGGAATGGAAATGATATTACAGCTCCATATGCGTATGTTGCAGGTAAAAAAGGCATAATAATTCTATAGAAAAACCGTATATTTATTATAAAATTACGTTATGGCAAGATTAAAAGAAGAAGAACTTAATAAGATCAATCTCATAAGACAAGATGCATTAGACATAGCTTCAGCATTAGGTGAATTAGAGTTTCAAAAGATCTCTATAGAGCTTAAAATAGATGAACAAAAAAAAGAAGTCGCCGCATTAAAACAAAGAGAGGAGTCAATCTTTGAAGAAATAAAATCCAAATATGGAAATGTTACGATAAATATAGAGACAGGGGACATTTCGTAAGAAATTACTGATATTTATTAGTAGAAAAAACATCATTATAAATGGCTGAGATACTCATAAGCCCTGGCGTATTCGCATCAGAGAACGACCAGAGTCAAATAACACAAGGACCGATTACCGCCGGTGCCGCTATAATAGGACCTACAGTATTTGGACCTGTTAATATCCCAACAGTAATTACTTCATATTCACAGTACAAATCGATATATGGTTCGTCTTTCATCTCTGGTGGAGCAGCCTATGAATATCTGACGAGTATGGCAGTAAATGGGTACTTTCAACAAGGAGGTACATCACTTTTAGTAACAAGAGTAGCGTCAGGATCTTATACTCCAGCAACTGCAAGTATAGCCGCGTCTGGTAGTATTACTGCATTTACTCTTGAGACTTTATCATCTGGAGTAATAATGAATAATGCAGGTGGTACTATTACAGCCGGCGCACTTCCTTCAGGCTCTTCTGCAAATATTAGATGGGAGATAGTTAATTCTAACTCTGGTTCAGGTCTATTTAGTTTGATAATCCGTAGAGGTGATGATTATGAGAATGTAAAAACAGTATTGGAAACATGGACTAATCTCTCTTTGGATCCAAATCAAAATAATTATATAGCTTACGTTATAGGTGATCAGACTAGAAATGCAATAGCAGATCCTACAACAGGTAACTATTACTTACAATCTACTGGGTCTTACGCTAATAATAGTAGCTACGTTAGAGTGAAATCTGTAAATTTGATGACTCCTAACTACTTTAACTCAAATGGTACTCCACAAAATCAATATACAAGTTCACTTCCTTTAGTTGGATCTGGATCTCTTAATGGAGCATTTGGTGGAGCAATTGGAACTTTATACGGATCTTTTGGTATAGAGGCGATTAATATGTATGAAGCAATTCCTACCGTTGCTTCAGTTACTGGAAATTCTGGAACAAATACACAAGGTCTGCATGCTACTGATTATGATATTGCAATCAATCTTTTACAAAATAGGGACGCATATCAATTCAATTCAATATACGCTCCTGGTATAACAGCGCAGAATGCGGCTTCTCAAGTCAATGCTCTTTTAACACTTGCACAAAATAGAGGAGACAATATTGCAGTAATTGATATGGTAGGTTACGCGCAGAATATTGGCACAGTAACAACAGCTGCTCAATCATTTGATAATTCATATGGTGCAACATATTGGCCATGGATACAGATAAAATCAGTAGAGACTGGTAAGGTTAATTTTGTGCCCGCTTCTACAATGGTACCAGCTGTATATGAATACAATGATAAAATATCAGCAGAGTGGTTTGCTCCAGCAGGATTTACTCGAGGTGGAATGAGCACAGTTCTTCAACCAGAGAGAAAGCTTTCAGTAAGTGATAGGAATACTCTATATGCCGCTAAGATAAACGCAATAGCGACATTCCCTGGAGTTGGTACAGTAATATATGGACAGAAGACGCTACAGGCTAGAGCATCAGCGCTAGATAGAGTTAATGTTAGAAGATTGCTAATATCGCTTAAGAGTTACATCGGTCAGATAGCGCAAGGTCTAGTATTCGAACCAAATACTCAAGTAACAAGAAATAAATTCTTGAATGCAGTAAATCCGTATCTTGCTAGTGTACAACAGAGACAAGGTCTTTATAGTTTCTCAGTTATAATGGACACTACAAATAATACTCCAGATGTAATTGATAGAAATGAGCTTGTAGGTTCAATTTATCTACAACCAACTAGAACTGCGGAATATATCTACTTGACATTTAATATTTTGCCGACGGGAGTTTCCTTTGGTTAATCGCTTATTTATATAGACATATAATATGAACAAAAATACAATAGTACGAGTAACAATACCAATGGCGCTATATGAGTCCATCAAGGGTAAAGTATTGAATGAAGCTAAAAAGCCAATGGATGCCGCAAAGAAGAAAGCTGATGAGAAAAAGAAGATCGAGGTAAAGAAACTAGCAGATAAGAAAGCAGCAGACTTAAAGAAGAAAAAGCTTGAGGATGCTAAGAAAGCTGAAGCAAAGAAAATGGCTGATAAAAAAGCTGCTGATGCAAAGGCTAAAAAAGCAAAGTAACGATATTTATTAAAGAACAACAATAAAACTAAAATATTATGGCAGGACTTCTCGATCCGAGTGAGGTTTTTTATACGGCATTTGAACCTACAGTAAGTAACAGGTTCATCATGTACATCGACGGTATTCCCTCATACATGATTAAAAAGGCGTCAGCTCCTAGTATTGAAATGGGTGAAATCAAACTTGACCACATCAATACATACTTCAAGATAAAGGGTAAAGCAGAGTGGAAAGACATCGAGCTATCTCTCTATAACCCTATATCACCTTCAGGCCAGCAGGCATGCATGGAGTGGGTCAGATTACACCACGAATCAGTAACAGGACGTGATGGCTATTCTGACTTCTACAAGAAGGATATTACACTAGATATAGTAGGACCAGTGGGTGATATTGTAAGTGAATGGATCGTAAAAGGTGCATTTATCAAGTCTTTCTCAGCTGGTAACTATGACTGGTCTACATCTGATCCTACTGAGTTGACATTGACACTCGGTTGTGATTTTTGTATTTTAAATTATTAATCCTCAATTACTAGAATATTTTTATTCTAAATTACTAACGAACTAAATCCTCCGATATTTATAATAAAGGAGGATTTTTCATGCTTACAAGTTACTTTA